AAATTTTTACAAGGAAAGTATTGCTTTTTACCTTTTACTATGCCAATTATTCCGCAAGCTTCTCGTGGGAACTCTTTCTCAAAGTGCCCCTGAATATCATCTATCATCTGAATTTCATGCTTCCTATAAAGGCTCCGAAAGGCAGTATTTTACCGGTATTTTTCTCGGTAGAAGGATCTGAATTACTACCACTGGGAGACTGAGGTTTAAATTGGAATCTACATTTACAAGAAGATAATTTTTTACCACATATGTCTCCTTTCGACCAATAACTCGAATTTAACCCTGGAGTATTGCCTGTACTGGTACTAATACACTTCCATACTGTTGTTTGATTTCCATCGTCATACTCTACGTATTGTCCTGCTGAATAAGAAGTGCCTGCATTATAAGCAACATAAGTTTTATACTGTCCTACTGTCCAGCCTGTCATAGTAGAACCTGCAGGAACTATCGGTTCGTCGTCCTCTGTGAAATATGCCTTGTGTGTATTGACCCCGCCGGAGCCGTCTGAGTAAGAAACTACACTATCTTTGCTCCAAATACATCCACCCTTTTGTGAAAGGCCATAACCTTGATACTGCCAAGAGCAATACTTACCTACAACCTTACGGTTCGGTAGAGTAATTCCAGATAAGTCATAAGGAGCCGCAAGCTCATAAGTTACTGCAGTGTTGTTCTCTCCACTAATTCTATCAAGTATAAATTTCCTTATCGGAAACTCTACAGAAGGAGAAGTGTCTCCCGATTCTCCTACTAAATACTTTTTAAGAGTAGTGCGTTTTGTAAGTCGCTCCCCTACTAAGTCTTCTGATTTTATATCTCCAATAGCAGAAGAAAATGTATTTGCTACATTTGCTACAGTTAGAGTTGGACGATTAATTGCACCATCTGCACTTAAATCTACTCCATCCATCATAATAGGAAAGGCAATATAAGTTCTAGCAGTATAAGGGCTAGTACGATCTCTAAATTGAACTTCTGTTAAGTCTTCTTCAAGTCCTGCGTGGAAATAAAGAATAGTATTATTTACTGTAAGTTCATATAATTCTACTAGCTCACTTCCAGGCTCTTGTAGTTGTACTGCTTCAATTAACTCGCTCATGCTTCATAAACTCTTTTAAATGTTGCTGATACGGAATAAAACCCATCATGGGTATACCTTTGATTGTAATTTTGACAAATAACTTTAAGTGCTAACTCTCCGCCTGCTGCGTTGCTGTCTGGTACTGTATAAGTAAAAGAAGTAGCCCCTTTTAAAGACCCAAAGTACCCAGTAATATCATCAATCTCTGCTGCAGTACGATTATTAAAAGTTACACTAAAAGTTTCTTCTACAGAGTTAATACCATCAACAAGGCGCTGCTCATAGCCGTCTCCAAACTTAGCTACAAGTACACGAGGAGTAGATTGTCGTCCAATGCCTTTGTCGGGTAATATTGCTCTACTTCCGAAACTAGCTGAAGTTGTAAATCCAAGTGCCATTATGCTGCTCCATATGGGTTAAGTATTCCACCCGATCGTTTCTGGTTTTGTAGTTCTTGTTGCACTGCTCGTGCAATTACACTTCCAAGATTGCCTGCTTGTGCAGAGTCTTGTTGAGTATTTGTAGACGCATTCCCTTGATTATCGACAGAGACGTTTACAGTAACATTATTTTGTTGTCCTGCACCCTGCATACTTACAGGAATTGACTTTCCGTCGGGCAGAGGAACTACTGCTTCTGTCCCGTGCATCATTACAGGGTAACCAGCATTAGGTCCTTTTGAAACTCCTCCAGTAGCGTATCCAGACATACTTCTGCCTTGAGAAAAGACTCCTCCATTACGTGCAAATAGACTCATAAAACCGCCACCCATGCCAGGAATAATAGAAGTTAACAATCTTCCTATGCCGCTAAATATATTCTTAAAGTCGTCGGCCCCTCCTGAGAATATACCTTTAAACTTATCTATAAAACTAGAATTAGGATCGAATATGCCTTTTAATCCATTAATAAAATTACTAAAAATCCCACCACTACGTATAGTACCTGAAGTATTCACAACTTCTGTTCCAGATGGAAAAGCTTCAGAAGAGGCTGTTGCAACCTTAGTCTCGCCTAATAAAACTTCTCCGGCTTTAGAAGACCCCGTTTTGATTGCAGATCCCGCCTCTTGGAAAGCTGTTCTAATAGCAGTGCCTACCTCGGCGGCTCCATTTTGTAATGCTCCTGCTACTGTAAGGGCTCCTTCTCTAGCTATTTCTAGCGGATCCTTCTTTCCAAGTATAAAATTGGTCATATCTTTGGAAAGATTGTCTGCTATTGATTCAAGTACACTAGTTCCTATATTAGCAATCGCTTCTTTTATATTCTTTTCAGTCCCTTGTATAAGTTCAGAAAGATTAGATTGGAAAGAGCTTGACAAAGATTCTCTTATACCATCTTTTATGCGCTCTATATTACTTAGTTGTCTTTGATATTCTTCATTTTGTTTCGTTAGAAGTTCTAATACAAGTTGTCGATTTGCTATGTCTACAGCGGATCGCTCAATCTTTTCGCTTTCATCAAGAGCTATCTGCTCATTAATAGCTTGAATTTGTCGTTGTGTCTCTAAAACTTTTATCTCTCTGTTAACACTTTCGGTTTGTAAAGAAGTAAGACCCTTTAATAAGTCAAACTTTTCTATTGCAAGCTTATTTGCATCCGTAGCTTGCTTAAGCTCAAAAGCATTTATAGCTTCTCTTTTTTCCGCAAGAGCAGTTATAGCGGCATCCAAAGCTTCTGTAGCGCCCAACTTTTCTAAACTATCCGCAAAATCTTTTCCTAATATGCTTTCTATTTTTGCTATATTGTCCCCAAAAGCATCTTTGAAGGTATCTGAAGATTTGTAAACACCATCATTGAGTTGCTTTCTAAAACTGTCAAGAGAAGCCTCTGCATCAACAAGACTTTCACTTAACCCAGCTAAAGGAGTTTTTCCTTTTACTAAATTAGCTTTAATTTTGCTATAATTTTCTGCAGCCCCGCTTAATCTCTGAAAGTTAGAAGCAGAGTCAGATAAAATTCTCTGAAGTCTTTCTTGTTCAGTTACAAGTTCTGTTATAGCGCTTCGTACATTTTCAATATAGGCAGCGTAATCTTCTTCATTTCCAGTAACGTTAGATACAGGTGTATCAAGTATAGATGTAAGACGGCTGAATTTATCTGTAAAAGTATTGTCTATACTTGATAAGCTTAAAGCTTCTTGAAATTGTTCTAATAAAGGTATGCCTTCTTTTACAGTGGCTACAATCTCTCTATTTGATGCTAAAACATCTCTATCTAAACTTGATGTTACTCCTTTATATTTGAAAGCATTACCAGTATCTTCTGCTATTTTTAAGTCTTCCGCAAGCGTAGAAAAGTTTTTGAAAGAAAAGTTAGATAATAAATTAGAGGTTTGAGCAATACTATCTAAAAGACTGTTTGTTTCTTTTAATCCAGACATTAGCTTCTTTATTTCATCTACTTGGTTTTCGAAACCGCTTCGAATGTTTTTTATTCTTTCTTCAAAGTCTTTTATTGCGTCACTTTTAAAATAGTCTAAACCAGTTTTAATTATTCCAAACAAAGTTACTGCCAAACCTATCCAACCTAACCAGCTTAAAGCAGTGGATATGGCTCGACCAGCAGTAGTAGCTACAGTAACCATTGTACCCATTACTACTCCATGCCGAGATTGTATAAGTCTTAACTCTGCTTTCCAAAGTGCATAGGCTCTTTTAATTCCTACTTGAGTAGAAGCATAATAAGCTTCTTGCTGAGCTTCCATTGAAAGAATAGTACGAAGTGCTTGAGCTTTTACGCCTTCATTTGCTACAAAAATTGTGCTGTTTCTGCTCGCTAAAGATGCTTTTAGTCTGCTCATATCTTGCTTAGTTAAATCTTCACCAGCAATAACTTTTTGCCCTGTCTTAGTTTGTGTCTCAGGGTCTATGCTTGCCAATAATTGACTATTTAATTGCTTACTTGCATCTTCAAAACTCGTAAGGTCTTTGGCAGCGGGCACAAGACTTTTTGCTATGTTTGCTCCTAAAAGTAAAAAAGCTCCTGCCAACGCAGAAACATTCCCAACTAGCGCGGTTGCTAAAAATTCAGCAAAAGGGGCTAGTGTCTTTCTAAGCTTATTTAACAAATCATCAAATGCTCTACCTAGCTTAACAAAGCCATTAACCTCTACGTTTAAATCTGCGAACTTTTCTGCACCTTGTTTCAGTACTTGATTAACTACAGCCTGACTCTTTTCCCAAGTAGTAAGCTCCTTTGCAGTTTTCCCAATACTTCTAGCATACTCTTCAGTGGCAGTTTCAAGTCTTACGATAATACCTAATTCATCTAAAAGTTCTGGCTCTGCTTTAATTGCACCCTTTGTTAATCGATTGAAAGAGTCAGTTAAGTCTCGTCCAAGAGCTATAGACGCATTTTTTGCAACGCCAGCGAGTCCTTCTATTTGAGAAGAACTAAGGCCTGCGGACTTACCTATAGATACTGCTTCTGCAGCGTCTCTATATTTTAGCAGACCTTCTGTAGCGTCCTGCACTCTTGAAGTTAGTAATCCTAAAGATTGACCTGTTTTTTGGCTGTAAGAAAGTTGAGACTGTTCTAAAGTTCGTAACTCTCCAATAGACTTTAAAAACTGAAATGCAGCTGTAATTGCAAAAATATTAGCTGCAAGAGTTGCATACGCAGGAACCAATCCTCCGTTAATACCTTGAGCCATTTTTGAAAAGTTTTTCGTACTGTTTGAAGATGCTTGAGCAACGCCTTTTAGGCGTCTATCAGCATTTTGAGAGCCTTCTGC